TTTTATTCCTGAAAAGATTATTTGGTTATTCGTGTGAACGTTTATGATTTCGCTTTCCAATACCCTAAAATCTGATTCAGCCTTAAAGCTTTCAATCACTCCTTTGTATTCGGGAATGATTGACTTTTTTGCAGAGTTCATGGAATAACGGGTAGCTAATATCTTATGCCCTTTTTCATAGGTTGCTCTAATAGCTATATCCTTAGCCACAAACGTTTTACCACCTCCTCTACCACCTGTAAATATATAGTAGTTGGTTAATCCCTCATAAACCGTTTCAAACTTTTCATCTATCCTTATCATTCTTACCCTTTACCCATTGAATTAATGGAATGTTCACGGGCTGGCCTCCTGTGGTGTGATCCGTATAAGTCATTGCTAAACGTTTCCTTTCGTCATCAGTACAAATCAGCTTCATTAATGCCAATTGTAAAGCGGGCGCGGTTGATTTATACCACTTTGACCGCATGGAAGACTTTATTTCAATCTTATTAATATCTAACAAGTCTTTTAGTTCGTTACTTTCGTCACCATTAATAGGGAAATACTCATAATAGGTTTTCTTTGCAATCGGCAAAAATGCCACTACGTCTTCAATAAAAAATAACTTTCTCTTGAGTATTTCGGCCTTAGCCAGTTCGAATATTTTAGTTTTGTCGTATGCCATTGAGTTTGATTATTAAAGTAGGATCTAACGCCTTCATTCTATTTACAATTACATCACAATACTTTGGGTCGAGTTCCATGCCATAACACTTTCTTTTTAATTGGTGTGATGCTACCATTGTTGAGCCTGAACCAAGAAATAAATCCACTATAAACTCTCCTTTAAATTTATTTAACAAAATATTAAGCATGCCAATAGGTTTCATTGTTGGATGCGGCTTTATTCCGTTGACCTTATCTACCATTCTGTTTGCCCAACTCACATATTCGTATCTAAGTATCTCTCTTTTCACTTTCCTTTTACTAAAAATAGTTTCAAATGCAGAACCTATTATTTTATCATACCTTTCTTCCACTCTTTTATCCCATATAATCCAACTACCTTCATTTTTTTTGGGAATATAATCTGAGTAATAATCAGCACCAAATAATACTATATCATCGCAGTAGTTAAATAATGAAAATATAATAGATGGGTCAAATTGCTTGTCGTCATTTTCTATATTATCGTGTTTTCTACCGGGTTTTATTGTATTGCTTCCCATTTTGGAAAAATCAGCATCTAAAAACATCCCATAAGGCGGATCAGTAAAAACCATATCAGCTTTCTCTTCATTCATTAACTTTGCAACGGTATCGCTGCAAGTTGAATCACCGCACAACAAACGATGTTCTCCAATCTCGTAAAGGTCGCCTAATACCGTTATCGGTATATTTGGAGGTGTTGTATCAAAATTATCCTCTTCTGCTTCTAGTTTTTTAACTCCAAAATCTGGAATATCCAAACCCCATTCCTCCAATTCCTCGCTATTCCATTCATCCTTTAGTTGTTCCCAATTCCATTCACCAAATGAGGCATTGTCTTTTATAAGAAATTCGGCCTTTTGCTCTTGAGTCCAATCGTCTGCAAGCAATACGGGTAATTTAGCGATTTTAAGCTCTTTTGCTGCCTTTAGCCTCATATTACCACCCAATACAATTAGTTTTCCGTCAACGTCAGTAAAACAGACCAGCGGCCTCTTTCTAAGCATATCAGGGAAGGACTCTAATGACCTTTTTAGCTTATCAAACTTTTCATCTTTTATAATCCTCGGATTGTTAGGATTCGGCTTTATTCGGTTTATGTCAACTTCTTCCATAATAGTATTTATCAATTTTCAAATCCACCACCGATTTAGGTCTCATTTCTTCCATTCCTTAACAATCTTAGGTGAACCGTCTTCAATCACAAATATAGTAACAATATACGATTTCCATTTAAGAAAGTCCAATACTGCCCTTGCTTTTGTTTCTGCACCCTCCAATGTATTGGCTATCCTAAGGAACTGGCATAGGCTTCGACTCAAAGGGTCTGCGTTTGATATGGTGAAGGAGTGAGTCATTGTTTTACTATTTAATACAAAAGTACATAAAACGAGATAAAACGGCATTAAAACGACCGTTTAGCTGCGTGTTAGAGTGCATTAATTTGCCTAACTATCTGTGTGCCATTTGTGGCAGGGTTCGCAAAGTTGGTCTCTGTATTCTTTTGTGGTCTTGTCGCAATCTCGGCAAACAAACGGCACAATAACATTATCTAAAGGTAATGTTTGCCCTTGCTTTAGTGATTGTAAACGAAATTCAAATTCATTTAGGAACTCTTCATCTGTTGGCATTCCTCCAATGCCTTCCATTCCTTTTACTATGTCAATTACTTTTTCTGATATATTCATAATTCTTTTTTGTTTAGTCGGGCAAAAAATACCCTTAGATTTGCCATTAATCCTCATCCCCAATCGCATCAAAAAAGGCGGTTTCGATTTCTTTCATATCCCAATCTAGTATTTCAATCTGTCTAATCTCAAATCTTGGCTCATCCATCGGCTGATCTCTATCCGTTGACCGTTCAGGGATATTATATTCAGCTGTTAGTTGCAAGTAGATATTACCGATTTTGATTATTTTGGTTGCTGTTTTCATTTTCGTGTCGTTTAGTTCCCTATTTATTTAAGTTAAGCAAATATAATATACTTAAAAGTACCAATCAAGTGAATGGACATATTTATTTTTAACGATTGGAATTTTATGGTTTTCAATCGTTAAAAGCGTTAAAAGCGATGATTATCAATTGGTTACGGGTCATATTTTTAACGGTTTTAACGATTTTAACGATTTTCCCTATATGTTGTTTGTATTTAGAGCGTTTTTTCATTTTTGAACAACATATATAGAATGTTAAAAAAAGGGCTTAATCGTTAAAATGGTTAAAAGTACCATTTTTAAGAACTGAATATCAAGGTTTTAAGAGGTTTTAACGATTTTTTAACGATTGACTTTCTTGAAATAATGATTAAAATCGTTAAAACCTTTAAAAATACTATTTTAAAACGGTAATTCTTCTTTCTTTTCATCCGTTCCGTTTAGCTCTGTTTTCAATACAATTCTTTTATTTCCATACCCTGAAATTATTTCTTTCCCAACTGATTCAAGGTATTTTGAAAACTTTATTTTAGACTGTTGAAACGCTCCCGTTACATCGCAATATTGGGCATAATCGGCATATAAAAAGCTGTAATCAATGTTTTCAGTCGATTCTAATACCCTTTCATCATACCATGCCGAAACGCTGTTTAGCTCGTTTTTGTACTTTTGTACTTCTTGCTTAACGATTTCAGGAGCGTGCAGCCCACTCTCTTTAAATCGTATAAAACCCTCTAAACACCAATTCAAAATACCTGACAATTCACCCTTAAAATCATTCATTACGTCTTCGGTCTTTCGGATGGTGTCCTTAGAAAATTTATATTCGAAAGGTATCAAATGAACCCTCCTCCAAATGCCATGATCATCACCTTTTATAATTGGCTTATGATTTCCGAACATCCAAAGCTTGTGAGTTGGCTCAAAATCGAACGGATCCCCATAGATTCGCCGTGCTGAAATGGTATCGCCTCCAGTCAAATCTTTAATCAATGCTTCATTTAATTTCTTTCCTTCTGGTATTTCGGAGGATAAAACAAGCCTACTCCCTTTCAAGTTTGCAATGTTATAATCTGTTCCCGTTTGGTTTTTTGTCAATAAAGAATCAACGGGAAAGGACTGATAATAATCTTGAAACACTAATTTTATCGTATTGAAAAACGTGCTTTTGCCGTTTGCTCCCTGACCATAACAAAAGAAAAAACCTTGAAAATCCTTTAGTCCAGACATAGAAAAGCCAACGGCTGTTTGAATATATTTTATTAGCTCGTCATTACCTTGAAAAATAGTGTTCAAAAACTCATCCCATTTAGGGCATTTTGCTTTAGTGTCGTAGTCTGTCGTGGGTGTTTTTGAAATCATGTATGACGGAGAATGAGGCGTAAAACTTATATCGGATAAGTCAATTACGCCATTACCACAAATAAACAAAAACGGGTTTTTGTCAAATATGCCCTCATGTGCTGGCAGTTCTGAGGTAGCCAATTCCATCACATTATCAATATAGGACTTAAAACCAAGGGATTTCAATGCGTTTTGCGTTTCATCTAACATCGGTTTTATCATCTTTTTATCCTCCTTTGTGGCGTTTTCAAACATTTCATCCACTCGTAAATATTCATCCTCCACTATTTGCGATAATTCAGCAGAAATATATTTTCTTACCTGTTTCATTTGATCGCTTTTCCAGTAGCCATTTTGGTAATAATGCCAAACTTTATTCGTGTGATTGTAAATAAAATCATGCGAAAAAAGTTCTTTACATAGCTTCGACAAACCTCTTTGACCATCTTTTATATAGTCTTGTGGGTTAATTTGCTTCTTTTTGCTTTTTATCATAGTAGGCTTTCATGATTTCAGGTTCAATAATATTTTTCTCAGACAATATCCATTTTTGCCATTGTTCAACCGCTATAATTTTGGCCTTGGTATTGATTGCCTCCATTCTTAAAACGGTTGCATAGGTTCTAATCGAATCAATAGACCTGACAAGCTTATTAATTTGGCTTTCCTTTTGCTTTTTTTGGTGGTAATCTAAGGTTTTTAATCTTTCATCCTCCAACTCTGAAATTACATTAAGAATGTCGCTTTCCGCAATGATGTATTCATTAGGAACTCTCATTCTTTTATCAATTCACTTTTGTAAAGCGATTCAATTAATGACCACTCCGATTTCTTCCAATTGTCTTTCTTAATTCGCTTGTCAAGTAACGGCCTTGAAATTTCTAGCTGGTCGCAAACCCAAGATTTTGAGTGCTTTCCAATGAGGTAGTATATTTTATTTTCCATACTGCAAGTTACAAAATGTAAAATAAATACACTAATGTAAATAAATTATTTACAAACAAAAAAACCCTGCCATAAGACAAGGTTTTATATTAATTGAGGATGGGAGTTGGATTAATTTGCGTTCATCCCATCCATTACCTCTAAAAAATCATCCAATGTCTTTACTACATAGCATTCAGCATAGCCCGCTTGAATAAAGTCCTTTTGATCCTGCGATAATTTGTCTTTACCTATCTTGACCTCAAAGTAAATCGTGTGCAACGGCATCGGCCTCATTACTTTTATATCGAGTTCGCCTCTTTGCTTTGATCCGTCCTGTGCATATGCCAGTATGCCAATAACTTCACCGGCCCGATTACCTCCAATTATTCGATTCGGTACGGTCTTGCCTGTGGTATTAACCTTTAGGGCTTTCCAAGTTGGATAAGTTCGATTGATATATTTCAAAATAAACGCTTCGAGCCATTTCGAAAGATATTCACGGTGTGCCGTATTTTTGTAGACACCGTCAACGGATAGCTTTGACCGTTCAGGAACTTTCTGGCTGCACCGATACCAAATATTAGCCCATTCGTACGCCTCGATGGAAGCGATTCGAGAAAGTTTCTTTTGATTGAATTGCGCTTGAGTCATTACCCTACCTCCAGAAACAACTTATCAATCATCATCTCCTCCGATTCCTTCCAGTTCATAGCCTGTAATTTTATTTCGAATGTCATGTGATTGATTTGCAGCCTACCAAATAGCCACTTTTTAGACTTTCGGCCGATGATGTAATAGACTTTCTGTTTTATATTCATATACAAATGTAAGATAATTAAATGTAAAGCAAACAGTTTAATTAAATAAAACCTCCAACCCGTTAAGGCTGGAGTTTTTGGGTTTAAAATGGTAAATCGTAATCATTCGTGACGGCTGCTGGAGCGGGGGGCCTCGGTGCTGCATCCTCCTTCAATTTAGTGGTGAAATTGAGCCTACTCGAACCGTCAGGGTTCTTGTTAACCCAAGCATCTACCCAATATTCCAATCCGTCTGAATGGGTGTAAGTGCCTTTATAATTCGGGTGCTTGTCAGTCTCTTTTTTCTTGTTCAGAAATAGGACTCCCTTTAATTCATTGTTGTAATCTGGCATAGTTATTATTATTTAATGTTTGTGGTGTCTATTTCAACAAAAGCAAAAGTTGCAATTACTTTGCAAAGCCCTTTTCTGGCTAGTTCTGCATCTTGAATAACCTTCGTTTTTTCTAAACTAGGTAATTCAGTTCCGTCTGGCATTGTTAACAGATGAACGCCGTTTATCGTTGTTCTTAGTTTTAGCTTTTTTACTGGTGTCATCGCTTTGAAGTTTTACGAGTTAAATAAATTAGGAATAGAATAAAGAGAACTAATAAGCTCCCTAATATTTGAAGTTCATTCATGCCGTTGATAGTTTAGTGTTTAATATCTTCAGTTGTTCCCGAATGTACATGCCCCATTCATTGAATGATAGGCGGGTGTCTGGTTGCGTTGTTTTCATTTTCATGTCAGTTAGTAGTTTTGTTTCGCTCCTTCATTAATAATTTCTTCCATTATCAGCATTGATTTTGCCCATTTTGGGAAAGGTTTTGATGGGCATAGCTGATTGTAAACACTTGCTGGTTTAAATCCCATTTTCTTAGCGAAGTCTTCTGTTGAAAGGGAAAGGCTTTCCAAAAGAGAATTGAATTTTTGCTTTTGAGTTTTCCCTTCATTAGATTTTTGATTAATACTTATTTCAGAAATACTTAACGCTAATTCGCTTACGCTTGCCGTTAATAATTCTAGTTTTTTTGTAAGGCTTTGTACATTTTCCATTTTGTTGTTTATTAGTTTTGTTTATCAAAATAATTAGGTTTCCTGTTCTCCATTATGTAAGGCTTATTTTCATCCTTCCAGCATCCATTACGAATGCCATTCTTAATGAGTTTTTTCTTTACATTATAGGATTGTTTGTTTGTTGGAATCGCTTCCAATCCAGACCACCCATTCGATGCCTTTCGTTCGATTCCAAACTCCTTAAACCAAAACACTCTCTCTCGTTCGTTCGATGTATTCCGTGTAATTGATAGTATTGTTTTTTCTTCGTTAGTCATAATTACTTCTTTTAGTGATTGTTTTAAAGCCTGTTTGAGCGATTAGCATCGGATTGAAATTTAGGTTTTTTTCCTTCATGTCATTGGCAGGGATTAAATTACCATGCTTTTCAATAACCCTCCAAAGTCGTTCCTTTATAATATCCATGTTCTCGATATTACCAAACGCAATGGTAATTTGAGCCAGTTGCCCTAGCTTCTCTTGCGCTTCAATGATGTGATATGCTTTAGCCTCGTTTCTATTGCTTAACCATGAAATTCTTTGTGAAGCTGCATCTATTTTCTTTAGTTTGTTCGTCATTTTTGTATATGGTTAATTACTTTGTCAATCAACATACCTGTATCAGCATACATTTTTTGATTAGCTTTTGATTTAAACGAATACTTATCTTTTAATCCTTTCAAATCATTTACTAAGTCCAAAACTTTAGCCGAATCGCCTTTTGATAACTCTAACTGATTTAATGCCTCTTTATCTGCATTGTCTTTAGCCTCTTTTGCGATTCTGTCTTTTTCTTGATTTTCCAACCTTTCACGCTCTTTTCTTTCAGCTTCTAATTTAGCGTTTTGTTCTTCACGTTGTTTTTTATCTGCTGCTATCCTAATAGCTTCCAACCTTTCACGCTCTTTTTGATCTATTTCGTTTTGTTTTTTCAAAGCCTCATATTCAATTCTTATTGTTTCCCTTTTAGCTGATTCCTCTTTCTCTTTTTGAATCCTCGCTTCTGTTTCCTTGCGTTCGTTTTCTTGTGCCTCATTCATCTGCAATCTAGCACCATTCAAAAGCCTAACAAAGTCATCCTCAGACATTGCAGAAAGGTCTAAATTAGAAGGAACAAAATCAATGTAAGGATTTAAAATTTCCGTCCTTCCTATCTTAATTGTCTCAACTCTTTTAGCTTCCAAACGCTCTTGATGCTTCTCAATTTCTTCCAAGCCATCCTCCATTCTTGAATTGACCGCCACCTCCATTCTCTTAATTGCGTCAACAAATTGGCCTCCTTTCAAGAAAAAATCTTTGGTTGTTTTGTGCCAAACTTCAATTCCTTTTGTTCGATTATCTCTAATCAATAACCTTAAATTTTTAGCGATTTTGCTAGTCTCAAGGCTTTCAATATCCATTTTGATCACATCGTTATATTGTGATTCTAAAATGTTTCTTTCCTCCTTAATTTTAGGAAGGTTGCCAACCAATTCGGTTGCTTTGGCTGGCTCAATGCCATACTCTTTAGGTTCTACTTGTGTGTTCGTCATTTTTGTATATTAGTAAGTTTAGTGATTTCTTCGTCAACAATCAATTCAAATTTAGTGTATCTATCTTCGAATTTATCTATCCAATGATGGTCTGCATGAAATGCAATAACTGACATTTTAAGCGAATCTACGAATCTAGGATCGTATGAAATTAAATGAGTGGTTTTCAAGCCTGTTAGAATCATATTAAATTGGCACTGGTCGTAGTGTTTTAATTTGAATGACTCCTTATCAACTACATTCAAGTGATGTACATCAGAACTAAAAGGACACTTCACCTCAATTAGAATGTCATTCGCCCGCCCGTCAATGGTACATGAAAGATAACCCTTTTGAAACACTTTTTGCCTATCCTCAACCGTTGCGAAATAGGCCGATTCGTAATGCTCGGTTGCTTCCAATTCATGTTCATTACCCCATTCAGTAGCGTAATTTCCAGTAAAAGTAGATTCACTTTCGCACGCTTCGAGACGTTCCCTTGCGATTTGTCTAGCAAAAGTCGTGGCTCCTACTAATAAGTCCGTTCCCTTTCCCGTCATCAGCACCGAGCAGGTGCTGCCTGTAATAAATTTCGGGTTATGCGATGCCATTTTGCAAGTCCTCCCAAACTTCTTTTGATACGTTGTATTTACTTTCTATTTGCGCTAAGGTGTACCCATTCGCTACTGCTTCCATTACTTTTGTGTAGGCTGCGTGCTGTTTGGTTAGGTCTGGTTTGATTGCGGGTGCTTTGACTCTTACTGCTTCCATCAGTTCGCCAAATGCCTTGACCTCACACGTAAATGCTTCTATTTTAGATCCAATCCAATCCTCCACATAGCTACTTTTTGCTATCTTGGAAATTGATTTTGAATTAGTCGCATTGCAAATTAACGGCTTTTCATCTTCAATAAAATGAATGACCAAACATTCTTCTTTCCGATTGCTTTCACCCGTCACTACTTCCATCCCTACCGATTTTACAGTAAGTAATTTACGCTCGTTCGGTTGAAAGGCATACGATCCCAAGTAATTCGGGTTATGAAATTTTTTCCAATGAGTTTTCATCTGTGTACCTCCGTTAATTGTTTGATGAGATACTCAATGTCTTTTATAGTCGTTTTTCCCTTAAGGTTTATGTAGCCATACACAACGAAATGACGGGTTTTACTTAATTTATCCCATAGCTGGTTGTATTGATTGTACTCAAACCAAGTAACATGAGGACTCCAACTGTACCAAAATTCTCTGCCTTCTTCCGCTTCGATTGCTGCGATTTCTGCGAGCAATATTCCCACCACTCTAATCCTACCCGATATTGTTTCGGGTAGAATAACTTGGCTCATTAGTTCTGTTAGTTTTTTCATTTTGTTTGTTGTTATAAAGATTTGATTATTGCTCTTTGTAATTCAGATCCTCCAAAAATACCGTTTATATTTACTTCGTTTACTAATTTCACGCCTCTTAATGTAAAAGCATGAATATTGTAAAGGTCTTCAAAAGTAGTTATACATATATGACGGTTTTTGTTAGCTACTATTTTAACGCCATTGATTAGGCTAACTTCGTACTTAAAGCCTATTTTCATTTTTGTTGCTAGAGTTATCATTTTGTTTGTTGTTTAATTATGTACCAAATATACTACAATCATAAACATCAGAGCACTATTATT